AGAGTCTGCAATTGGCATTCCGGATAATTTTATTCCTATGGGTGTCACAATTGCTGTTACCACAGCAGCCGCAAACTCCGTCACCCTTAACGACATTGGCACGGACGCAGACACTGACGGCTTCGTCGATGGTATCTCTGCTGCTGTCAACTCTACAGGCTTCAAGGGATTTTTCCCCTGTAACGGCGTTCTCGGTATGTCTGGTGGAACAACCACTGCGGCTACGGGCACAGCGGATGAGGTTGAGCTTGTGGTTTCGGGTGATCCTGGCGGAGATACCGTCATTGTCTTGAAGTTTTTTGGCATATCTAGCACTTCTGACGCATCCTAACGGGGGATTACCATGGCTAATTCAGACGTAAGATCAAAACGTCTGACCGGGACGGGCTCTGCAGCTGTAGGGCCTGCTCGTATCCGTCAGATTCAAGTTTTTTCAGCTTCTGGTACTCCGAGGCTAACTATCACTAATGGTAGTGGTGGCAGCACGGTATTAGATTTGGATTTTTCTGCGAGTGAGACACACTCAGTCAACATCCCGGATGAAGGCATCAGGGTGTCTGACATTTTTGTCAGTGTCTTAACTAACATTACGGCAATCACGGTGTTTTTTAGCTGATGGCAACCACCAAAGACGTAAAAAGGCTCCCTTCGGGTCGTTTAAGTTACCGAGGGGAAACTTTTTCAGGCTATAACAAGCCGAAAAAAACGCCCGGAAAATCTAAAAAAAGTGCGGTTTTGGCTAAAAAAGGTAAAGAAGTAAAGCTTGTTCGTTTTGGTGACCCCAACATGTCGATTAAAAAATCACAACCGGGTCGTAGAAGTAATTTTAGGGCACGGCACAATTGTGACACGGCAAAGGATAATTTTTCGGCGCGATATTGGTCTTGTAAGGCTTGGTAGTCATGGATGTTAAAGAAGTGTTGTCTGGACAAGGATTGACAGCGCGTTTAGAAAAACATGAAGCGGAGTGTGCCTTACGGTATGAAAGGATTGAGGAGCGCCTAGACAACCAACGAAAGTCTTTAGATCGTTTGGATATGAAAATTTGGGGGATAGCTCTTTTAATTATAACTACACCCGTGATTAACAGGTTTGTGGGGTAATTATGGTTTCTAAAGACAAAATGAGAGGGCTAACCTACCTGCGAAAGGGCGGTTCTGCTTCAAAAAAAAGTAAAGGCAGCAAAATTTGTCCCGCAGGCAAAGCGTGGGCAAAACGTACTTTTGACACATACCCTTCTGCTTACGCCAATATGGCGGCCAGCAAATATTGCAAAGATCCAAATTACGCTAAAAAAGCTAAAGGTAAAGCCTAATGGGCGAATTAGCTAAATGGCGAAATAAAAAATGGGTTCGTATCGACAGCAGCGGCAACATTGCTGGCGAATGTGGCACGTCTAAAGACAAGAAAAACCCAGATCGTTGTTTGCCGCTCTCTAAAGCTAAAAGTTTAAGCAAATCAGAACGTGCTGCCACTGCTCGTAAAAAGAAAAAAGAGGGCGCAAAAGGTAAAACTGTGGTGGCTAACACTAAAGCTGCTGAAGTTAAAAAAGCGGCTTATGGCGGTGAAATACGCAAAAATCATCGTGGCTGTGGTGCAGTCATGACCGAACGTCGTAAAAAAACTCGTTACACGTAGGAGAAGTAAAATGCCAGGAAGTAGAGTTAATTTAGGAAATGGAGGGCACAAATCCCCCAAAGGCCGTTCGATGAAAAAGTCTAAGGGAGGCGCAATGATGAAGCCCGTGCCTCCGGGTATGAAAAACGGCGGTGGTCTTGAAATGACCAACGTTGGTGGCGAAAAAGTTCCAAAATTTGCTGCAGATGGCAAAGGCGCTAATGATTTAATGAAAAAGTCTAAGGGCGGCGCTGTCAAAAAAGCCAAGGGTGGCGCACTAATGAAGAAAAAGAAGCCTACGGGCGGATGATTAGTGGCCCATCTGATAAGCAACATCCCGTATTTTAAATGCTGGGTGCGAAAAGAATTTACATGTGACCACCAGCGATATCACGGTGAGTTTTTACATGCGCTTGCTATAGCGGTAAATACTATTCCAGATAGGTCTTTGAGTTTTCAAGTAGTTTTTACTGGAATTACAGACACTTCCGATGACGTTGAGTCTAACGTCCACGGAGGAGCGATGTGGGCACGTATGCCAATACAAGCATTGGTAGCGGATGTGCCTTTAGATGATTGGCCTGACAGGATGGAAGACCATCTTTGTCAGCCGTGGGACTGCGAGTCTATTGATCACAGTGTGATTGTTATAGACCGTGTTAGCTCAAGCCCGTGGATAGCTAAAGTTAACCACGAGTTTTATGAAGCGCGGTATGTCATGACTATAGATTATACCGGCAACAGTATCGCAGACTCTCCAGATCAGCATAAACAAAGTCATTTGTTATATCTGACAGAGGGTCCGTGGGCAGGTAATATGGTGGCATTACCAAATAACCGGGTAAGAGCCACTTCGCCCGCGTTATGGAACACAGGAGACGGTGCGCCTGACTTTACGCCCAGCCAATATACACACACGGCGGAGGGGCACAGTAGTTATACAGACCCGAACATAACGTTTGATAATCTGTATTCAGAGGGAGTTGATGTAGATGGCCTTGAAAAATAAAAGTTCAAAACCGCGTGTACGGGGATATGAAAAAGGTGGTGGTGTAACCCTGTCTGGGTCAGAAACAACCATTATCCCTGATCACGAAGGTCCTAGAAAGGACAGTGATTATTATGATTACCTTAGCCCTGCTGAAAAAGCAGGGTCGGCAGGGTCGGCGATAGCTGGGGCGGTAGGAGGTATTGGTGCTGGTTTAGGTAAGCCCAAACGAAAAACGAACAAAGAGCGATTGCTAGAGAAAATGATAAAAAAGGCTAAAAAATGACTACTTCTAGTTCAACAGATTTCGAGCTTGATGTAAGTGACTACATTGAAGAGGCTTATGAACGCTGCGGGCTAGAGGTCCGCACCGGTTATGACCTTAAAACAGCAAAAAGATCGTTGAACTTGATGTTAGCTGATTGGGCAAACCGGGGTTTGAATCAATGGACTATTGAGCAAACCACTGTTTCTCTTACAGAAGGCACTGCGGAATATACGTTAGGAGCCTCGGCTATTGATGTTTTGGACGCTGTCATACGGAGGAGCGGTACAGATTTTGCGCTAGAAAGGATCAGTAGGGGTGACTATATCAACATACCCACCAAAACTACTAAAGCGCGGCCCTCTCAATTCTTTGTAGACCGTCAAATCAACCCTGTTTTGAAGTTGTGGCCTGTCCCTGAAAACAGCACTGATACGGTGATTATTGATAAGCTTGTTCGCATGGATGATGCGGACACTTTTACAAACACTATGGACCTGCCTTTCCGGTTTTATCCGTGTTTGGCCGCAGGTTTAGCGTATTACTTAGCCATGAAACGGGCCCCAGAAAGGGTTCAACTTTTAAAAGCGGTGTATGAAGAAGAGTTTGACCGGGCAGCTTCTGAAGATAGAGACAGGTCTTCTTTCAACATACAGCCCTCAATGGCCTATTCTAGGATACTGTAATGGCTAGGTTTGCTAACGGGAAGTTTGCTTACGGAATATCAGATCGTTCTGGGTTTCGCTACAAACTTAACGAGATGAAACGCGAGTGGACCGGCATGTTGGTTGGCCCAGACGAATATGACCCAAAACAGCCACAATTAGAGCCTCGCAGGAAGGCTGTTGATCCGCAGGCTCTTTTGAATCCTAGACCGCAGCCTGAAAACCCAACCAGTGCTTTTTTGGTCAAAACAACCAATGGTATTAGTTATTTAGGCGATGGTAACTGGGCTACAGCCGGAGTGGCGCAGCTGCCGTCTGAACTAACAAATACGGATGCCCTGGAGGGTTCTGTAGGGTCTGTTACGGTGACAACGACATGAGTTTTACTTACGGTGAATTAAAGCAGGCTATAAAAGACTATACGGAAAACGACGAAACGACGTTTACCAACAATCTTCCTGTGTTTATTCGTAATGCTGAAGAGCGCATTCTCAAAAATATACAGCTTTCAGAGTTTCGTAAAAATGTGACCGGAACTTCCACGGCATCTAATCAATTTTTGGACTGCCCGTCTGATTTTTTAGCGCCCTTTTCGCTTTCTTTTGAAGTTTCCTCGTCCAAAATCTTCGTTGAGTACAAAGACGTTAACTTCTTACAGACGTTTAACCCTAACAGTAGCACCACGGGAACGCCTAAATACTATGCGATGTTTGATAGCAGTAATTTTATTTTAGCGCCTACTCCAGATGCCGCTTTGACGGCAGAGCTACACTATTACTATCGGCCTGCCAGCTTGACCAGCTTGAGCGACACAAGCCAATCGTGGCTCAGTGAAAATGCTCCCTTGGCAATGTTGTACGGCAGCCTTTTAGAGGCGTACACGTTTATGAAAGGTGAGCAGGATGTTTTGGGCTTGTATGCCTCTCAACTACAAAATGCCCTAATTGGAATGAAACAGTTTGGAGAATCTAAAGAAGTAACGGATCAATACATGACCGGCATGGTCATAAGGCCTAAACAATGAACTTTGAAGGGGTTACACTATCACCGGGCATAGTCGAAGTTCAGACTACTCAACATCGTGGTTTCACCCCAGAAGAGGTGGCTGACCGATGCTTAACCAAACTTCTTAGCGTCTCTGATACGGCACCGCCCGCTATTAGAGATCAAGCAATAGCTTATAAGGAGCATATGAGAGCGGTTCTTGTCTTCTATATGAAAGAAGCCGTTCAAAGCGACAGGACTACTGTTAACAACGCTTTGCTTGATGCAGGGCACAAAGATTTGGCTGAACTTATCAGGAGATTATGACATGGCCTTCTCAGGAAATTTCATGTGTACCAGTTTCAAGCAAGAACTGCTTGTTGGCGCTCACAATTTTACAAACAGCAGTGGTCACACGTTCAAGCTGGCAATGTATACCAATAGCGCCTCTTTTACTGCGGCAACCACGGCGTACACAACCAGCAATGAGATTAGCGGTACAGGCTACTCAGCAGGTGGCGGGACACTAACCAATGTGACTCCAACAACCTCTGGGACAACGGCCCTTACCGACTTCGCAGACCTCACGTTCTCCAGCAGCACCCTGACGGCGCGTGGAGCACTTATATACAATACGACAACCAGCGGCGGCTCTGGCACTACAGACACGGTTCTAGTGTTGGACTTTGGTGGTGACAAGTCATCCAGTTCTGGTGATTTTACTGTTGTTTTTCCAACGGCTGACGCATCTAACGCTATTATCAGGATTGCATAATCATGGCTTTGGTCGTTGCTGATCGCGTAAAAGAAACCACCACAACCACTGGAACTGGCGCTATATCCTTGGCGGGAGCCGCGACCAACTTCAGGACGTTTTCGTCTGTACTTTCTAATGCAGATACAACGTATTACGCGATAGTGGATAACGCCAACTTTGCGTTTGAGGTTGGCCTTGGAACCTATGCCAGCAGTGGTAACACGATAACCCGCACCACAGTCCTCTCAAGCTCTAACAGCAACAGCGCCGTAAATTTCGGAGCGGGAAGCAAAGATGTCATTTTGACGTACCCCGCTGATAAGGCGGTGTTTGAAGATGCTGACGGCATAGTGTCGATTGAGAACCTTCAGTTTGATACCAATGCCATGAAGGCTACAAACACCAACGGCAACGTACAGCTTACGCCAAACGGCACGGGCTTCGTCGAGTTGGTGGGTGCAACCAACGCAGGAGCGATACGCTTTAACTGCGAGTCGAACAGCCACGGCGTAACCGTAAAGGGGCCACCTCACTCAGCCACCGCAACATACAGCCTTGAGCTTCCAAATGCTGACGGCTCCAGCGGGGAGGCTTTGGTAACGGACGGCTCCGGCAAGTTGTCGTTTTCAAGCGCAGGGATTAGCACAGGTAAAGCCATTGCGATGGCAATAGTTTTTGGATAGGAGATAACTAATGGCCGCACCGAATATTGTCAATGTCGGCACTATTACAGGCAAGTCGTTTTATCTTGCCTTATCTGGCACAAGCGCAACCGCACTGGTTAGCAACGCCGCATCAAGCGGCAAAGTTTTTAAGATCAACATGATTCAGGTTGCCAATGTTGATGGGTCTGTGGCGTGTGATGTAACAGTTAAGTATCACACACAAGATGATATTGGTGGGACGGGATATGCCTTGGTGTCTACCGTATCCGTTCCACAGGATTCGTCCTTGGTTGTTTTAGACAAAAATACAGCCATGTATCTTGAAGAAGACCGATCCATCTCTGTCACAGCAGGGACGGCAAATGATCTTGAGGTTCTTGTTAGCTACGAAGAGATCAGCTAGGTCTAAGCCATGAGGTTTATTGGCAAAGACCCCAACATTATTGACGCCTACTACACCGCTACGGCTGAAGGTGCGATTACGGCGGGAAAGCCTTGTATTGTCGAGGCTGACGGTGATGTGGCGCAAATTGCTCAAACGAGCGTTAGCCAAGGTGTTGGCTCCCCTGTAGTCTTTACGAGCACTGCCGCATACTCCAATGAACACGCCAGCGTGTTTGACAGCAGTAACAACAAAGTTGTTTTTTGTTATAGCGACTACGGTAATTCTGGTTACGGCACCGCTGTCGTGGCGACTGTAAGCGGAACCACGATATCTTTTGGTACGCCCGTTGTTTTTGAAAGCGCACAGACGGGTGGAGATGTTTCCGCCACTTTTGATACAAGCAACAATAAAGTGGTCATTGCGTACAGAGACGGTGGTAACTCATATTACGGAACCGCGATTGTTGGCACCGTGTCGGGCACAAGCATCTCTTTTGGAACCGCCACTGTTTTTGAAAGTGCCAACGTATCACAGGTGGGCATTACTTTTGATACGTCAAATAATCGAGTGGTCGTATGCTACAAAGACAGTGGAAATTCTAATGCTGGCACTGCGGCGGTGGGTACAGTTAGCTCGACTTCTATCAGTTTTGGAACGCCGGTTGTCTATGAATCGGGTCGATCAGAATACAACGTGGCAACCTTTGATTCTACTAACAACAAAATCGTAATCGCTTATCAAGACCAAGACCATGTATCAAGAGGCAAAGCTGTCGTTGGCACGGTAAGTGACACGGCAATCTCGTTTGGCTCAATAGCCACGTTTGAAACCAGCGCGATAAAAGAATACCTTGCGATCACCTTCGACAGTAATGTGGGCAAAGTTTTTATCAGTTATCAACAAGGTAACGATCATCGTGGAATTGTTGGCACCGTGTCTTCGACCAGTATTTCTTTTGGGTCTGCGGCAGACATCAATAGTGGTGAGTCTCGTGATCCGTCTTGCACATTTGACAGCAACGCAAACAAAGTAGTCGTTATTTATGACGATGAAAGCAATTCAAACTACGGCACTGCGGTTCCTGTCACGATTAGTGGCACAGGATTTTCGGTAGGCACAGAGACAGTTTTTGAAAGCGCAAATGTGGCCTATTTAAGCTGTTGCTTTGATAGCAATGAAAATGTGATTGCCATCCAATATGCAGACTCGGGTAACTCAGACTACGGCACAGGCGTTATTTTTCAAAATGCCAGCACGTCTACGAACCTCACATCAGAAAACTATATAGGCATTGCCGCAGATACCTACGCTGACAACGAGGACTCAACCATTGGCATAGTCGGTTGCATAGACCGTAACCAGACTAGCTTAACAGCAGGCCAGCAATACTTTGTTCAGACTGACGGCACACTCAGCACCACAGCAGGATCGCCATCTGTATTGGCGGGCACAGCCATATCCGCTACTGAACTGGTGGTCAAAGAATGAAAACTATAGGCGACAGCTTGCCAAGAAGGCTCAAGGCCAAGGCTAGTGGCGCAATCACCGCAGGCAAACCCTTGATTGTTGAGGCTGACGGTGATGTGGCTCAGATTTCCCAAGCGGTAACAATAGGATCGCCTGCAACATTTGAGTCTGCAACCGTCGAAGAGTTTAATACTCCTGCTTTTGACAGCAGTAACAATAAGATTGTGATTGGCTACAGGGACAGTGGCAATAGCGGGTATGGAACGGCTGTTGTAGGTACTGTAAGTGGGTCATCTATAACCTTCGGCACACCTGTTGTTTTTGCTTCTGCAAGCACAAATAGCGTCAGCGGGACATTTGACAGCAACAGTAATAAAGTAGTTTTTGCTTTTTCAGACGCCGGTAATAGTAAGCATGGAACCGCTATTGTCGGGACTGTAAGTGGGACATCTATATCTTTTGGTTCTGAAGCGGTTTTTGAGTCTGACGACACTCGCGTTGTTGCAATAGGGTTCGACTCCAGCAACAATAAAGTTGTTATTGCTTTTAGAGATCATAACGACTCTAAATACGGCAAGGCTGTTGTAGGGACGGTTAGTAGTACGTCGATTAGCTTTGGGTCGGTGGCTACCTTTGAATCCGCTCAAACAAGCGCCCACAATGTTGTTTTTGATTCAAACAGCAACAAAATTGTTATTTGTTATGCAGATGTAGGAAATTCTTTCTACCCAACCGCCATCGTAGGCACTGTATCCTCGACATCTATTTCTTTTGGCACAGCGGTAGTTGCAGATTCAAATGCGGCAACGTATGTAGCCGCCACGTTTGATTCTAATAGCAACAAGGTTGTTATGGGTCTTGGAACCTCCAGCGCGGGGGCAGGTATCGTTGGCACTGTGTCTTCGACTTCGATTTCTTTTGGAACAAAGGCAAGTTTTGCTAGTGCTAGTTCTAGTGTTTTTGGAGCCAGTTTTGACACAAGCACTAACAAGGTCGGGATTACGTTTGTAGATGGGGGTAATTCTAACATTGGAACACTTGTCATAGGCACGGTAAGTGGCACCGGCATTAGTTTTGGCTCTGAGGTTGCCTTTGAAACAGGCGCGATTACAGATGGGTTTGGAGGCACTGTTTTTGACAGTAACGCCAATAGGATTGTGGTGGCGTATAGAACAACAAGTGACAATTACGGCAAGGCGGTGGCATTTACGGGAGGCGAAGTCA